TTTTTTTTGTTTAAATATTTTTTATTTAAACTTTTATAGTATATTTGTTTAAACTTTAAAAATATAAACAATGGAAAATGTAAATCAACAAGAACAAGAACAAGAATTAACTCCTGAACAGTTAACAGAACGTAAGGAACAAATGCTTTCTTTTTACAAAGAATCTATACCTTATTTAGAGGCTCAATTAAATTATGAAAACTTACTAACTAGTATAGATGAAGTAAGATTTAAAAGAACTAATATTCAAATGCAGTATGCTATGTTAGCATCAGAAATGCAAGAAGGACCAGAAGAAGAAACTACTGAACCTACTAAAAGAACATTAAAGAAAAAGTAATCATGGCTTTAGTTAACCAGGTACAGAAACGTGTAAAAATGCCCAAGTGGGACATTGTTAAATTTCAGATTTTAACTCATTGTTATGTTAATCATATAACAATGAGTGATTCTGATCTTAACTGTCTTACTCTATTAAGTTTTAATCAACCAATAGAACTTACTCATTTTTGTTATGATGCTTCTGCAGAAGATGAAAAAATATTTAAGTCTTCTCAAACAGTAAGAAATTCTTTAAATAAATCAGAAAAAAATAATCTTATAATAAAAGATGATAGTAATAAAAAACTTATAATGTTAAATCCAAGTTTAAAAATACAAACTCAAGGTAAAATATTATTAGATTATAAATTTTTAGATAATGATTCCGAAGAAATCTAGTATTTTATACAAACCTGTTGCAGAAGAATTAAACATTAGTGAAACACTTGTTGAAGATTTAATTTCTTTTTATTATAAAGAAGTTAGATTTCATTTAAGTAGTTTGTCACATCCTAGAATTAATGTAGATGGTTTAGGACACTTTGTTGCAAAAAGTTTTTTTATTGAAAAAACAATACCTAGACTTACTAATAAATTAATGATACATGACACATCTACTTTTAATGCATATTTTAGTAAAAAACAATCTGAATTAAAATTAGAAAGTTTAATTGCTTTAAAAATAAAAATTGATGAAGAAGCTAATAGAAAAATTGAATTTAAAAAAATAAAAAATGAAGGATTTATTAAAAACAATTTGGAAAAATAAAAGTAAAATTTTTGAAGGTGTAAAAAATTCAATTATTAAAAATGAAGTAGTTGAAGAAATTTCAAGATTAAGAATGGATATTTGTAATGAATGTCCTAGTAAAGGTAAAAAATGTGCAGTAAAAGGTACAGGTCCTTGTTGTAATGAATGTGGATGTTCTTTAGCATTTAAGACAAGATCTTTATCTTCTGATTGTCCATTAGATAAATGGAAAGCTTTTATGACAGAAGAAGAAGAAGATAAATTAGACACTATAAAATAAATTATTATGAGTATAAGATTTGATGCAAAAGATCATAGTTATATTAGTATAGATGATTCTGAAAAAATTAATTGGATAAGTGTTACAACTCTTATTTCTCATTTTAAAAAAAGTTTTGATGCTAAAGCAATTGCATTAAAAGTAACAAAAAATAAAAAATCTAAATGGTTTGGAATTGAACCAAAAACAATTGAAGAAATTTGGAACAATGAATCAGATAGAGCTACTACTTTAGGAACATACTATCATAATCAAAGAGAATATGATTTATGTTCTTTAGCTTCTATAGAAAGAGAAGGCATAACTATACCTGTATTTAATCCAAGTGGAGAAATTGATGGTATAAGAGTTGCTCCTTTACAAAAATTAGATCCAGGAGTATATCCTGAACATATGATGTATCTTAAATCAAAAGGATTATGTGGACAATCTGATTTAGTTGAAATAGTAAATGGTAGAGTAAATATCATAGACTATAAAACTAATAAAGAAATTAAAAAAGAATCATTTAAAAATTGGGAAGGAATATCTGAAAAATTAAAAGATCCTATAAAACATTTAGATGACTGTAATTATAATCATTATGCTTTACAGTTAAGTTTTTATATGTATATTATATTAAAGCATAACTCAAAGTTATTACCAGGAAAAATATTTATACATCATGTAGTATTTGAAGAAGAAGGTAGAGATAAATTTGATTATCCAATAACAAAGTATAATCATAATAATGATCCGGTTGTAAAAGAAGTTATACAAATACCTATGCCTTATCTATATGATGAGGTTATTTCAATACTTAACTACATAGAAGATAACCCTATTAAAAAAATAAAATGATAATTAAACTATTTGATATAGAAAATGGTGTAGTAGTTCCTACAGAACACTGTTATACTTTAAAAGCATTAAAGGATGTTATGGATGAATATCCAGAAGAACATCTTAAAATTTACTTATACTTGTTTTATATGAGTTGTCCAAATCCTGATTTAAATCCTTTTTTTTATACTCCTGAAATGGATAAAGAAGATTTAATATTAAAACAAATAGATTCTGATTTTTCAGTAGAAGATAAAAGTATCCATATAGCATTACAGTTTTGTCAAAGAATGTATGAAACACCAACCTCAAGAGCTTATAAAGGTATTGCCTCTATGTTAGATAGATTAGCAAGATATATGGAAACACAAAGCATTACAGATGGTAGAGATGGCAATATAAACTCTATTGTAAGTGCTGCAAAAAACTTTGATCAAATTAGATCATCTTTTAAAGGAGTATATAAAGATCTTCAAGATGAACAATCAAGTAAAGTTAGAGGTGGTATTGGTATGGCATATGATCAATAATCATGGAAGAAATCTACAATAATATACCAACTTGGGATAATGGTAAATGGACTATTACTGATTTTGAATCAAGAGAGTTATTTTCTGATTTTATTTTTAGTTTATTTAAAGAACCTGGTAAATATAAATTTGATGAAACAAGTTTTTTATTTAATCAACAAGGAGAATTATTTAGAGAAAATAAAGTTTATTGTACAGCACCATTTAAATCTAAAGACTTTGTTAATTATTGGGATGATCAAAAANTAAAATGTAGAAAAGGTATAATNTTTAAATCTAAAGATGATACATGGTTTATTACAAGAGACTANTATATGTGGTTAAACTTTTTACCAATCTTTGATAAAGAACAACAAAAGTTTGACTTTGCAAAAATTAGAGATGCTCAATATCATATGGCATTATATGAANTACTTGCAGAACTTAATTATAAACATGTTGCTATTCTAAAGAAACGTCAGATAGCATCTTCTTACTTTCATATATCTAAGTTANTAAATCAGTTATGGTTTGAAGAAGGAGTTACCTTAAAAATGGGTGCTAGTCTTAAAGATTATATTAATGAAAAAGGATCTTGGAAATTTCTTGCAGAATATGCAGCATTTCTTAATCAACATACTGCATGGTATAGACCTATGAATCCTGATAAAATTCTAATGTGGCAACAAAAAATAGAAATTAGAAAAGGTGATAGAAAAACAGAATCAGGTTTAAAAGGTACAATGCAAGGAATGTCTTTTGAAAAAGATCCTACAAATGGTGTTGGTGGACCAGTAAAATATTTCTTTCATGAAGAAGCAGGTATTGCACCAAAGATGGATCAGACCTATGAGTACATGAGACCTGCAATGAGATCAGGTTTAACAACTACAGGAATGTTTATTGCTGCAGGATCCGTGGGTGATTTATCACAATGTAATCCTTTAAGAGATATGATATTAAACCCTAACTCAAAAGATGTATATGCTGTAGAAACAAATTTATTAGATCATAAAGGTACTATTGGTGTGTCAGGTTTATTTATTCCAGAACAATGGTCTATGCCACCATTTATAGATTTATATGGTAATTCACTTGTAGAAGAATCATTAGAAGCACTAGATGATCAATTTGAAAAATGGAAAAAAGAATTAAATCCAGAAGATTACCAATTAAGAATATCTCAGCATCCAAGAAATATAAAAGAAGCATTTGATCACAGATCTATATCAGTTTTTCCTACACATCTAATTGCAGCACAAGCAAGAAGAATTGAAGAAAAAGAATATGCTTATGAATTTTTAGATATTAGTACAGATTCTGATGGAAAACCTTCTGTTACAACAAGTAATAAAAGACCTATAATAGAATTTCCAATATCTAAAAAAACTGAAGATAAAACAGGAGTATTAGTAGTATGGGAAAGACCAATTAAAGATCCAACTTTTGGACAATACTATGCTTCAATTGACCCTGTTTCTGAAGGAAAAACTACAACATCAGAATCATTATGTTCTATATATGTAATGAAAGCTCCAGTAGAAGTAACTAGAATAAGTGGAACTGATACTGAAACATATGTTGAACAAGATAAAATAGTTGCAGCTTGGTGTGGAAGATTTGATGATATTAATAAAACTCACCAAAGATTAGAACTTATAATAGAATGGTATAATGCATGGACAGTTATAGAAAATAATATTTCTTTGTTTATCCAATATATGATATCTAGAAAAAAACAAAGATATTTAGTACCTAAAGGACAAATTATGTTTTTAAAAGATATTGGTTCTAATGCAAATGTATTTCAAGAATATGGTTGGAAAAATACTGGTACATTATTTAAAGCACACTTACTAAGTTATACTATAGAATATACCAAAGAAGAATTAGATGTAGAAACTAAAACAGATGGTACTATAGTAAGAACTAAATACGGTATAGAAAGAATACCTGATCCTATGTTACTTAAAGAAATGCAAGAATATGCAGATGGTGTCAATGTGGATAGACTGGTTTCTTTTGCTGCACTTGTTGCATTTATGAGAATACAACAATCTAATAGAGGTTATTCTAAAAGAGTAGTTATGGATGATGCAGCAAAAAACTTGCAAAAGTCAGAAAATTTGTTTAAATTAAATAGAAGTCCTTTTCGTCATGTTGGAGGAAACAGGGTATCAAATAGGACAGACTCTAATAGATCTGCCTTTAAAAACTTAAAGTAAAATACTATGCAAATAATTAATGCTTTACAGGCCAAAGCAGGAGCTAAAACTGAAGTTAATAAAATGGGTACTTTAACCCAACCATTACAATTTTTATCTCATAAAGAAAAAAATGAAGAATGGGCTGCATGGAATCTTGACTGGATTGAATGGCAAGGACTAAGACAGATACGTCAAAATTCTAGAAGACTTATGAAAAATTATAAGTTAGCAAAAGGGACAATTGACAAATCAGATTATATAGTAGAAGAAAATAATGAAATGAGAGACATAGTAGATCTTCTAACTAAAGAAGATACATCTGCTTTAGAACTTAAATTTTATCCTATTATTCCAAATGTTATTAATGTTCTAGTAGCTGAGTTTGCAAAAAGATCAACTAAACTTACATACCGTGCAATAGATGATACATCTTATAATGAGATGTTAGAACAAAAACGTAAGATGGTTGAAGAAACTTTATTGTCTGAAGCTGAAATAAAAATATCAGCAGCACTTCAAGAACAAGGTTTAGATATTACATCAGAAGAAGGTAAAGAAGCATTAAATCCTGAAAAACTTAAATCATTACCAGAAATAGAACAATTCTTTAAAAAAGATTATAGATCTATGGTAGAAGAATGGGCTACTCATCAACATAAAGTAGATGTTGAAAGATTTGGTATGAATGAATTAGAAGAAAGAGGATTTAGAGATATGCTAATTACAGATAGAGAGTTTTGGCATTTTAGAATGATGGAAGATGATTATGAAGTAGAACTATGGAATCCTGTTTTAACATTTTATCATAAATCTCCAGATGCTAGATATATTTCACAATCTAATTATGTTGGTAAAACAGAAATGTACACTATTGCTGATGTTATAGATAACTATGGATATTTAATGACTGAAGAACAATTAAAAAGTCTTGAACATATATATGCTATTACAGCTGCAGGTTATACAACAGGTGGTTATCAAAATGACGGTACATTTTATGATGGCACTAAATCACATGCATGGAATACTAACATGCCATCATTAGCAATGAGACAATATACTTCAGCAATGAATGGTAGTGTTATAAATAATGGAGATATAATAAATACAATTTTTGCAGAAAGTGGAGATGAATTTGTAAACTATAATTATGACTTACTTAGAGTTTCTACAATATATTGGAAATCACAAAGAAAAGTAGGACACCTTACAAAAATAACTGAAACTGGAGAAGTTATTAATGAAATTATTACAGGAGATTATAAAGTACTTGATAAACCAATTTATGATAATAGATTATTTACTAATAAATCTAAAGATAATTTATTATTTGGAGATCATATAGATTGGATATGGATTAATGAAACTTGGGGTGGTGTTAAAATTGGTCCAAATATTAGTTCTTATTGGGGTATGTCTAATCCAGGTGGCTTTTCTCCAATGTATATTGGTATAGAAAAAAATAAAATTGGCCCTTTAAAATTTCAATTTAAAGGTGATTCAACATTATATGGATGTAAACTTCCTGTAGAAGGTTCTATTTTTTCTGATAGAAATACAAAGTCTACTGCATTAATTGATTTAATGAAACCATATCAGATTGGATATAACATAGTAAACAATCAAATTGCTGACATATTAGTAGATGAGTTAGGAACTATTATCATGTTAGACCA